TTTTTGGCCCCGGGTCGCCGCCCTTGGAACCATTGCATGCTGATCGCAGGGATCGACGACTCATATAAGCGTCCTGGTGGGTTGATTATTAACAGTTGGGGATCAAATTGGACCTATGGGCCTAAGCGGCACGGTCAACCCGAAGGCTCTTTTTGGGCAGATGCCAGTGTTATCCACCGTGCGTTGCGTCAAGGTGATAGCTTTGCCTTGAGTGGTTACTTGGGATACCCTCAAATTGACTTAGACTATCGTTTCTGGTAAACATGGGGGCACCATGCTACGATTTTTATTCACCGTACTCCTGATAGGACTATGTACCTATGCTGAAGCTAATCAGACAATTCGTTGGACTAATATGGGGCCTTTGGCGAACAGTGAAAAAGGGGAAGAAAGTCGACATTCCGGAGACAATGACGAAGGTGTCCGAACTGGGGGAGACGTACTTGGATCATTCAGGCGCACCGCGACTCGACTCCGAGAACACGACGGACTCACGCCGACGACCTCCTTCGATCGAACCGGACTCGACTGGACCAGAGGGCCCCTCGCGAATCGAGAGATGGGTGGAAGCCCGACGATTGCGACGGGAGAAGCGTCGGGGCCAGTAGTAATCCCCACCTCTGCCCAAAACTATATGCTGTATTTTACAATGAGGGGTTGTGGAGCCTGCAAGACTATGCGGCCCATCATTGAAGAGCTACAAAATGCGGGTCAAGAGATCTATATTGTTGAACAAAATTCAAACCCACGGTTAGTACAGCAGTACAGCGTGGGGGCCTACCCAACGATGGTGATCTTTAACCAAGGCGAAGAAGTGAAAACATACGTAGGCGTGGTAACTGCAAAAGCAATCACTGATTACCTAGAAGCCTGGACTCCTGACAATAACAATTCCGAGGTAGACTACGATTTTATCGACGGCCCCTCTGTAAACTATAAGCTGTGGTGATAAACATGAGTAAAAAACACTTTGAAGAAGAGCAAATCGAAGAGCAAATCGAAGAGCAAATCGAAGAGCAAATCGAAGAGCAAATCGAAGTGGTTGAATCCCTACCGGATGCGGATCTTGTAAGTGGAGAAGGTGACGAACCCTTCTTGACCGTTTACAGGGATTGCTTGGAATCGGCTACTGATATCAAATTCTTGGTTCGCCTTGCGGCCCGTCAGGGGCGACAGGCCGGGCTTATTACTGCTGCTGAGCACGAGTTGCTTCTTGGAATGATTAGAAAACCTGTTCGCTTAGCTCATAAACTACCCGTGGATACTTGGCAAATCTTTGAGGCTAGGTTGCACACCCTCTTGATGAATGATGAAGTAGTCCATCAGGATGGTCCATGGGCCTCTCAACGCGCGAATTTGATGGAATGGTTCCACCATAATTGGTCCGTTGTTGTCGACTTAGCCAAACTATCCTCACTATAACAACACAAGCTATTTGGAGATACCAATGTTACAACTACCTCTGACACCCCTTGGAACCTTTAAGTTGATCCTCGAAATTCACGAGGAAAAAGGCTACAATAAAATCGAAATGCTGCCACAACCGATGGTAGATTTACAAGGTGAACCTGATCTCCTAGTTTATCGTGCTGTGAGTCACAGCGGCCAAACTCTGGCGTACCTTGCCTATGTGGATTCGACATGGGTAGACTTTGATCCGGCGATTCATCGACCCGAAAACTTCCGAAAACCGAAAGCCGAAGTGGAAGCCGAAGTGGAAGCCGAAGTGGAAGCCGAAGTGGAAGTGAAAGCCGAAGTGGAAGTGGAAGCCGAAGTGGAAGCCGAAGTGGAAGCCGAAGTGGAAGCCGAAGTGGAAGCCGAAGTGGAAGCCGAAGTGGAAGCCGAACCTAAGACGGAATCAGTGATAAAGCGGGTGACTCAGAATATTCGTAAACGAAAACCGATTCCTAAGGCTGGTCCGGATGCTGTCCATGTCGAATCTGAAGCCACCTCCGAGGCCGGGCAGAAGGTTTCAGCAAGGGTTTCTAGTCATATAGAGCCCAAGCATGGTATTAGCTAACTAGTAGAAAGAACACGAGATCGCTCTTGTTGGATGCCGCCTAATCCTCTACCCGCCTGATAATTGAACAAGGCCGCTAGAGCCACACATGCTCCCAAGAGCGATTCTCTTCCTTACCTAAATGTAAATGAGTGATTTAATCAACGAATTACGAACCTCGATTACAGAGGGCCTACGCAGTCGAACGATATCTAGTTGTTCCAAGTGGGCTAAATACCGCCGTATAATGGGTGAAGAAACCGACTTTCCAGGATCCTATTCGTTTAAGTATCACCCTTGGTGCCGAGAAATTTCTGATTCAACCGCACCTTTTAATACAGCTATGAAAGGGGCACAGCTGGGAGTCACAGAAGTTGCGATCAATCGAGCATTTTACACTGTAGATGTTTTGAAGAAGGCAGTTTTGTATGTCCTCCCGACTCAACTTAATGCGTCTGATTTTTCAAAGACACGATTTAATGGGGCCCTCTATAACTCGGAATATTTGAAAGGTATCTTTACTGACACTAATACAGTAGGACTCAAACAATCCGGAGCCGTCCCACTGTACATTCGAGGTTCACGAGGAGACAGTAATCTAAAATCTATTCCAGTTTCGTACCTGATCCTAGATGAAGTGGACGAAATGGATCAAAGAGCCGTTTGGCTGGCTTTGGAACGACTGTCGGGGCATATTGAGAAGAGTGTCTTTGCAATTAGTACGCCAACCTTACCTAAATATGGGATACATAAGCTATACGTCAAGGGAACAATGGAACACTGGGTATATCAATGCCCGCATTGTAATCGCTGGACAGAATTGATTTGGCCTGACTGTATTGAGATTCACGGGGAAGATGTTAATGACCCCAAGTGCGCAAATTCCTTCTTAAAGTGTAAGGAATGTCAACATAAGCTGGACCATAAAGCCAAACCTGATTGGTTAAAGACAGCGAAGTGGAACGTAACCAATCCTGAGGCAGATGAAGGACACCGCAGCTTCCATGTTAACCAGATGTATTCGTACACGGTTAACCCATCCGAACTAGTTGTAGCTTATTTTCGAGGGGTCGGGGACGAGGCAGCAAACGTTGAATTTCATAACTCGAAGCTAGGTATTCCATACATCCCTGAGGGTGGACAAATCAATGACGAGATGCTGGACAATTGCCTTGCGAATTATACCATGCAAGAGTCACGCCCCACGAGTGCAGGGCGGCTAATTGTGATGGGAGTCGATCAAGGATCACAGCATGCTATCGAGGTTACAGAATACTTTTTTGATACGATGTCACAAGACTTAAACGTGGCTGCAACTGCTAAAGTCCTGTGGGCAGGAAAACTACTAGGGAGTGAATTTCACAGACTCGACGCACTAATGCGAGAGTGGCAAGTAATGCACTGTGTAATTGATGCGGATCCTGAAATTAACGAAGCAAGACGATTTGCACGACGGTTCCCAGGGTATGTTACATTATGTCGATACCGGCGGGGGCAAGTTGGTAAGGAAATCTCGATTCAAGAGGATGACCTAGGGACACCTTTAGCCACCGTAGACAGAACTAACTGGCTCGATGCTGCACTAGGACGCTTCCGAACCAAACGAATCCTGTTACCACGAGACATTAGCCGCGAATACCGCGAACAATTGAAAAATCCCGTGAGAACGTACGAGCGAGACGAGGTTGGAAATCCAGTAGCTAAGTATGTCGAAGTCGGGGCAGATCACTTTAGCCATGCCAGATGCTACTCTGAAATCGCATTACCTCTAGCCGCCTCAGGGGTTACCAACAAAGACATTAAGAGCTTCCTGTAAGGAGACAATGGTGGATTTTACAGAACGACAACATGCGTGGAGACAGTGGTGGAAGACTAATCGCCCCATCGCCACCTTCCTGAGGCATTTAGTTGCGATCCTGACACTCGGGTGGGACTTTCCCCTCCTGACTGAGATTTGCGAATGGTGGTCGAGTCGACCTAGAGTTCAACAACGACGTATACGGCGGAGATCGGCACTCCGTTATTTTGGACGGTTAATTCAACTTACGGTTCGTTTGCTGATCCGTCTTACAATTAAAGCTGTTACGCTTGGAAAATATCCCAAGCGACCCTTCCTTTGGGACCAAATCGTAACTGAGGCCTAAGATGACTGCTGAAGCAACCTTTCATAATCTAGTCTCGGCTCGCCACCCAATGTACCTCCGGGACTTTGGAAACTGGCAGCTATGGCGAAATACCTATGACTCGGGCGAGTACTTTGTGCAGAACTACCTGCAAAAGTTTACTGAACGCGAGAGTGATGAGGCATTTCGATCACGAAAATCGATCACTCCGATCCCCGCATTTGCAAAGGCGGCTGTTAATGATGTTCGGAATTCTATTTTCCAACGCCTACGAGATGCCCTCCGTAAGGATGGCTCGTCCGCATACAAGAATGCTATTCAAGGTTTGCAGGGTGGCGTTGACATGCAAGGATCCAGTATGGATAAATTCATGGGTGTTGACCTCCTAACGGAGTTACTCGTGATGGGGCGTGTAGGATGTTATGTTGATATGCCAGTGGCATCATCGAACTTCTCGACGGTGGCTAGTCTCGCGGACACCATGAAACAACGCCCCTACTTGTATATGTACCCCGTGGAAGATATCCTCTCCTGGACGTGCTCGAATCCCAGCCAACCAGAAGAATTTCAGGCTCTTCTTCTACGGGACCGCTGTGCCACGTTCAAGCGCCCCGGCCAGTATCAAATTGAGATCCCAGACGGTAACTATGAACGATTTCGTTTAGTTTGGATCAATCAAGAGACTGGAAGAGTCAATGTACAGTTTTTCAATGACCAGGGGTTACCTGTCAATTCGGCGGGACTCCCCACAGCCGAAGAACCGATTGAACTTGAGTTGACCTCTATCCCCTTCTGCCTCCTTGACATCGGGGACAGTCTTTTGAAGGACGTTAGTAGGCATCAGATCGCGTTGCTCAACCTGGGGTCCAGTGATGTTGCGTATGCGTTAAAAGCCAACTTCCCCTTCTATATTGAGCAAAGAGATCTCCGTGCTGTAGGCGACCATCTAAAGAACGCCGCGAACCCAGATGGTACAGCTACCTCCGGTGGTCAGGGTGCCAAGGATACTGAGATTGAAGTTGGAGCGACACAGGGACGTGCTTATGACCTCAAAATGGAGGCCCCGTCCTTTATTCACCCGTCTCCGGAGCCCTTAGAAGCATCCATCAAGTTGCAAGAGAAGCTCGAAGATGACATCCGAAAACTCGTTCAGTTAGCTATTCAAAACAAGATAGGCAAACGAGTGTCCCCAGAGTCCAAGCAGATGGATAATCAGGGGCTTGAGGCTGGGTTGTCCTTTATTGGCCTTATTTTGGAGGGTGCTGAGCGTCGTATTGCAGAGTTCTGGGGATCTTATGAAG